AATTCATCCTTTGTGATACCATATTTTATTTCAAATGTAGTTCTAGCAGACTTAGTTTCTTCAACACCATAAACTGTTTTATCACCTATTTTAACTGCTTTATTTTTATCTTTTTCAAAAGTTTCATGTAAATTATCAAGTTCAAATTTTGTGTAATCTATTTTTGAATTTTGTTTTTGGGGTTTAATTTTACTGGTTACTTTTTCACTGACGGATTTGATTTTTGATTTGACAGTTTTTACCGGTTTTTTAACAGAATTTGTAACTTTATTAATCATATCATTATTATTTTTTGATTTATTTGATTTTTTGGATTTTCTAGTTTGAGTAGTACTTTTCTTACCTGAACCTCTAATGTCGGATGGGGGTCTGTTACTGTAGCTTAACCAGCATCGGCAATTGGCTACGTTTTCTGCTCCACCGTTTAAATCTCCAGGATACATCATCCTTGCAGGATAAGAACCATAAATATCAAATGTTTCATCAATAGGGACAGATTCGATAAATTTAGCTTTATGCCAAACACGTGTACGTTTAGTACGGCCATTATTCCAAGATTTATATTGGTATCCATCATAGATTGCTTTTATCCAGCTTAAGTTACATTCGTTAGTATGAAATGAGTCACGAATAATATTTTTTATTCTTTTTTGTGCATGTTCACCATATTCGGATTTTAGCTTTTCTGTTAATTCAGCTTCAGAGAGATTACCTAAATTCTTAGTATTTATATAATCTTCAATTTTACCTTGTAAATTAGGTATTTCTTCTCGAATACGATTACCTAGAATAAACTGATATCTATTTGATATGTTGGATACTGCTGCTTCAACTGCTTTTTCTGGAATTCCATAGCTAATACGTTTTGTATCATTTTTTAGGTTAGTGTCAATTATCTTCTCAACATTCCTGTTTACTGTTGATTTTTTTATTGGATCACTAGTTCCAGTTACAGCATCTTCAATTACAGCATCGATTATTTTATCTTGAAAAGTAGCTGCTTGACTAGCTGCACGGTTAATATTTTTATACTTGTATTGCAAGTGTATATCATCTTTCAATACAAGTACTTCATGTAATCTTTGTGCTTTTAAGGCATATTCTAGTATTTCTCTATTAGTCATTTATCTATTGTCCTTATCTTAGTAAATCTTCATCCTCATCTTCATCGATTGGTTCTTCTAATGATGGTTCTATTGGATAATCCTCTTCCATACTACTAATGATTGTTTCTAATCTTTCATCAGTGTTCATTGCATCATTACCGTAAAGAATATTGTCTAGGCTTTGGTTATTCATGAATCTTGCATTATAGTATTCATCTGTTTCTTCCATGTGTAGTTCAAATGATTCACCGAATCTGTTAATGAATTCTCCAAGAGTCATTGCACCATTTTGCAAGAGTTTAATCCCTCTTTCGAGCAGATTATCTTCCTCTTCAAAATTACATGGCAAGTATTCAACTTTATGATTTTCAGTAGCGTACTCATGCTTGATTATAGTCTTATTTACTAAGTTTGCAATTCTTTTCTGCAAAATACCTACAGTTGACTTACTATAATTCTTAAGTAACATTTCAGTTCTATTGGAAGCAATACCTGTAGAATCACTATCACCTAATCTTTCACGTGGCACACGATGAATTCTTCTTATACGATCTCCAATAGATTCTGATAATTCAAGGAAACTACCTTCTTTTTTCTCCTCACCAATTTTATGAACATTAATCTCTACAGGCTTATCTTCAGTTGTTGGCATTGTTAATACTAAAGCAGTTCCTGGTTCATTAGTAACATCTTTGAATTCTTTTTCCAAGTCCGATTCAAAATCATCAGCAGTATAATCATCACTTTCTTCAAGATTACCGGATATGGTTATGATATAATTGGGTACTCCATGAGTTCTGAAATGTGATAATTGATATTCAACAATTGCATTATCAGTCATTATTGCATCAACTTCTGAGAGATAGGATGGTTTACCATAAACTTTAGATTCGGAGGATTTGGTATTGAACCAGATAATCTCATTGGCCATTGTTTCAGGAGTAATATCTTCATTAAAGTTTCCTGTTTTTTTATTCAGGAAATCATTATTAGTTGGATCATATAATTTGAAATATGTGGTGACATTACTGATTTTGTTTACAACTCGTTTTTTGTCTTTGCACATTCTTAGGTATAGGCTGCTAATGTGGTTGATGATTTTGAAGTCTTTTCCTTCACGTAGTATTTCCAATCCAGCATAACCAAATGTTTCTAAATCTTCTAAGAATGCTTCTGTTTCTTCATCGAAGTTGAAATCATATATGAAGTCTTCTAATTCTTGAGGTATTTCTACTCCTTCTTTGCTTATGATTTTTTTACCGCTGAATATTGCATCTTCACATTTTGTTCTGATACATATATCATGTAATCCTGATACGTCTCTTAGTTTATCTAATCTGAATGGGTCGAATGGTGGGTCGATTACTTCATTTCCATATTGTAAATCATCTTTGCTTAGTTCTTGACTTTTTATTTCATATTCATTTAGTACACTTTTGATTACAGCTTGTTTTAAAAATTGATTTGATATTACTTTCATTATGTCACCTTCACTATATACTTTGACAAAATAGAAAAGAATTATTCGTTTACTTTTGAACAAACATATATTATTTCTATATGAATATTGAACACGAAAATTAAAAACACGGGGTTTTATATTTTTGAGTTGAACAAATAAATTATAAATACCTAAAAATATTAAACAATCATCGGCTTTTTCTTTTTCTTAACACAGTACCTCTCTTCTGAGGATACAAACCTTCATGCAATAAAGTCACACTATCAACACGATCATTATGAGTAGACTCATCATTAACAACAATATTCTCAGAAGGAAACTTGACAGCTTGCTTTTTAAATTCTTTTAACCATTTACCTTTAACAAATAATATTTTACCAGTTTTAATACCACGTACCGCACGTGAAGCACGCATAATCTTAGACTTAGGCACAGGAATAAAAGTAGGATTATATTCTTTGAATTCATTTTGCCAGTAATTCTTAACTATTTTACCAGCTGCTGCAGGTTGTTTTTCAATCCAATTATCATACTCACTATTAACTTCCATTATTCTACTCATGTAAGTTTCCAGTTTTCCAGGCCTTTTTTGTGTACTTTTTTGGTCATGAATCATTCCAATTTTACCTTTAAAAACAGTACTGAAAGAACCTACAGTATAATCCGCAGTTTTAGATTCAGTAGCTGCAATATCCCATGTGATAACCTGTTGGAGTATTTCCCATTCAGTTAAATATTCATCGTATTCTTGTTTGGATATTGTTGCATCATCTATTAAGTCATAATCAAATATGTCTCCTGCTGTTACTTCATAATCCCAATTACCTATCTGGTATTGATAATCTGCTTTACTTAATTCCTGTAATGATTCCAAATAATCTTCCCTATCAATATAAGGATTATCCCAGAAGTTCATTTCAAAAAAAGGATATGGGCCTTCAACAAATCTTTCTTTAAGATAAGTGGATCCGTCTGCATCTGCAGGGTTACTGATATAATATAGACTTAATGGAAATTTCATTAAACCTTTAGTTCCACGTAGACTTCTGTTTAGGAATTGTAAGTTAACTTTAAAGAATTCACTTGCTTCATCTACAATTATGCGATGGTAAGCACGGCTTTTGAATTTCTCTTTATCTTTTTCTAAAAGCATGTATGAATAGTATATTTTAGCATTAGTATCATGATTGATAAAACAACGTTTAGATTGGTTATGCTCCACATTTGGGAATTCTTTTGTCCACTCATCGATATAATCAACAATTCCTCCTGTTGCTATAACATTATCATAGGTGGATCTTAGTATTAAGCACCTGTAGTTTTTTGCTTTGAAGTGTTGTAATGCTAATACTGCACCCAGTATACTTTTTCCACTGTATGCTGAACCGCCAATAAGTTTTCTTTTGTGCTTGTCACATATAGCGTAAAGTTGTTTTGCATAGGGTTTGATTGGTATGAATGGATTATTTGCTATACTATCTTGTATTATTTGCCAATCTTCACTTGTTAATGATAGTTTAGTATAGTCTACTTTCATAATTTATCAAGGAAATCTTCAGTAGTGTTTTCTATATTTTGTATTCTTTCCATTTCTTCTGGAGTATATTCATAAATATTTTCTTCACCAGGAACTTCCAAGTTTAAATCTGCATCAACATGATGTTCATTAGTTGATTCACTAATACGTGTACTTCTACCACAAGATAAACGATAATTTTTATATAAATCATCCAATACTTTCATTAACGTATGAAACATGTTTATTCTAGTGGATAATGCATTACCTTTTTCATTAGCCATTAATTCTTGGAGTAGTTTATCTGCAAAATCTAATGCTTCTTTGAAAGTTTTTTTGAATTTTTCATTTGTTTTTTTGAAATCTTCATCATTTTCTTTCATTTCTTCTAGAATTTTATGTTGGTCGTAGAGGCCTGCTCTTTCAAACCAACACCATTGACTACTCATATTTTGAATTGCATTTAATGTAACTTCTTTAGATTTTTTAGAATTAGTTGTCTTTTCTTCGGTTTTTATGAGTTCATGGGCTTTTTCTAGTGATCTTTCTTCTGGTGATAAGTTAAGAAAAATTTTGAATCTATTGTATGCTTTTGCGGATTCTCCTTTTAGTTTTTCCCAGGATAGTTTTTCTTTAGCCATGATTATCACATGTTTTTTCTTCAATTTCTTCTAAGTGTTTTAGCACTAATTCTTCTGCTATTTCTTCTGCTCTTTCATTTATTGTTTTATCAATAACATCAAGTTCTTCTTTTTTCTTTTTTTCAGCCCATTTATCTATTATTAGTACGATTATTATTGCTATTATAATACTTAATACACCTAGTTGTAGTTCTACATCACTGAATCCTTTGTTAGTCATCCTGGTGTTTAGGCCCGTTATGATTAATCCGATTCCACTGCTGACTAAGGTTGTTGTAGTGACTGTTTTTGCGAAGTTTTTTATCCATATTGTTTTACGGTAAGGTATTATTTCTGTTAGTTTAGGTGATGTCATCGTTATCACCACAGGTGCAGTCTTCACAATCACTTTCTGCAGGTATTGTTTGTAGGCCGAAGTTTTTTTCACCATAACGGATGTAGTCTTCAAGTGTAATATTTCGTTTGAAGAAACTGTTTGCATATTTCATATCTATATATGATAATGCAGTTGCTATGATTATTCCTAGTATTTGTGTTATTTGGGTTTCTTGACCGTTTAAATTAATACCTTGTGCTACAACTATGGGTACAATGTATCCTGCAATTAATAATCCTATTACTTTAAAGACACTTGAACCATTTCCTATAATATTACTATCACTTGACATTTTTATACACCTTTTTTAAGTTTAGTTACAGATTGGAAAGGGAAGGATTCAAACCTCCAAGATGAAAGACCATTATAAACATCTTAATCAAAATGTAAATTACAACGAAAGACCAAAATCTAAAAAAAATAAGTGTCTTCTTTTTGAACCTCTCCCATCAATTAATATAATTTAAGATGAGGAACGGGGGAATCGAACCCCCATCTTCACTACTATTATATAACATTTGATGATTTCTAATTGTAAAAAAAAGAGATACCATATAATGTGAGAAAAAAATATGTAATAATAAATTAATCCTATCCAGAATTATTATCCATTTTCCAAAATATTATTATTTCAATTTACAAATTTTAGGAGAAATACTAATTAATGATTTAAATATGAAAACATATTGACTTAATAACCGCTGATTTTAGCAGAAGAACTTTTATTAAACCAAAAAAATTTCTTTTCCAGCTTAACATATATTATTAAATTCGTATAAAGACCAGGATGCATTTTTTTAGTAATGAAAATGGTCTATGATAACATGGCCACATTTGTTGCAGATAATTTCACCATGTATTTGGTCATAGACAAGATCCTTTTTTTCATTACAATTATCACATTTTAAACCAGAAATAAACCAATCTTGAAGCACTTCCGTAGACTCATAATCTTCAGTTTTAGTTTCTTCCCGAATCTTTTGTGATTTCACGTGTTTAAAATTCTTAGGATTAACAAACATTACACACTCTACACATTAAAAAAATTTTTTTAGTATCCCTTCAATAATATAAAGTGGAAAAATAGAAAAAAATTAAATTAAAATAGTAATAAAATCAAAATTTAAATTTAAATCATCATAAAACTTGTGTATTTCAAAATCAACATCAGCCCATAATCTCCAAAATTCATTTTCAGACATGGAGGAGTTTAATTTAAAAATATATTCAATATTTTTATCTAAACTTCCTGGTAAAACATGCATAGTGCATGATTCTATTTCAGGATATTTTGGTACAATTTCTTCCTGAATATATTTTAATATTTCATTATAATTATTCATGTTCTTACACCTAGTCTTCTGGCTTCTTTTAATATACTTTCGTGTTCTTTTTTGAAATCTTTCTGAGGATGTTTGGATAAAAATGTTGTTCCAATGAAATTATTCTCATTACTAATAAGTTCACCATCCTTAATTAATTTTCTTCTTTTTCTTTGATACCGTGCTTTACTATCCTGAATACTTTTATGCCTACAATCATAACTACAATAAGTAGTTCGATTTTGAGTTTTAATATATAGTTTTCCACAGTAAACACATCTGCTCAGATAGAATCTTAATTGTGGATTTCCGGGTATTTTCTGGAACAACATATTTTTTTATCTTCCTGTTTCAGCTTGACATCTTCTTTTGATGTGCAATTTTAACTTATCCCTAGACATATTATAAGGTTTATTTAGTTCATCTTGGATTATTTCCGTTAATTGTTCCTTATCACAGCAACTATAACCATACCATGAAAGGCTCAAATACCTATGCATATCTTCAACAGTCAAATCCTCACTCTTCATGTATTAACTCCCTAATTTCATTACAAGCAACAATCTTACCCTGAAAATATACTGCTAGATTACTGTTCCCTCTTTTTTTAGCAAGTGCTCGGTCCTCCTCTGCATTAGCTATAATATTATTGAGTATATCCTGAATAATTTCACTCATTTTTCTATTCACCAACTTTTTCAGTATTGCCTTCAACTTCAAAACAGTAAAAATAAAACCTATCCCAAGGTTGTATATCAGGATAAATCTTTAGTAGACACTTTTTCAAATCATCTACAGAATTAAAACCTTCACGTCTAGCATCTTCAGCATTTAGTGTTTTCCACATTTTGTAACCTACATCAGTAATAGTGATGAATATTTTTTCCGGGCAATCTTCAAAAACACATACTGCAAAGTCACCCGGAACTACATCCGCCCTACCTGAAGGCCTTCTTAAAGTTTGAGTTTTAACTCCACTACGAATGAGTGGATAAAACTCTTTTTTAAATTTAATCGCTACTATTTTCATCACCTTCTTCAGGAGTTTCATCTGGTTCTGGTGGGACATAACTGTCACATGCTTCTACAATAGCTTCTGCAATATGAAGATTGAATAATTTATCACCCGCATCTACTCTGGAGATGACCCTAGTTTTTTCACGATCATATACTCTAAGCACATCACCTTTAGGATTATATACCATCCCATGGTTAGCTTCTATGTTTTCAACACTTGTTACTACTTCATTTTCAATGTTTAATATTACAAATCTTTCAATCATTTTCTTTGTCATACTTTCACCTTTTT